GCATCATCAAAAAACAGATCAAGAAGGCGATCCGCATAGTCCGCACGTTTACGGAATAAAGCGTGTGCTATTTAAAGGTGCTGTGCTATATCACGAAGCAACACAAGATAAAAAATTAGTAGAATCTATGACTCCTGACATAAAGGACGACTGGATAGAACGCAAGTTATACACCCCATACAGCCGCTTAGGGATTCTTTTAATGTTGGTTATAAACCTTGTTTTATTTGGCCCTTGGGGATTACTGATATGGGGTGTTCAAATGTTATGGATTCCGTTTTGGGCTGCCGGTGTTGTTAATGGATTGGGTCACTGGATTGGTTACCGTAATCACGAAACTAAGGATCATAGTCGAAATATATTTCCTATAGGTATAATTATAGGCGGCGAAGAATTGCACAATAATCATCATCGCAGACCCACTGATCCAAAATTAAATCATAAAGCATTTGAATTAGACATTGGGCATGTATGGTTAACACTGTTTAGGATTTTAGGATTAGCTAAGATTCGATAAATAAAATTATATAACGTTGGGCGACGTTACTTTTTTAGGGGAAGAATGATGGCAGAAAAAGAAACAAAAACAGTTGATGCAAGTGCAGTTGAGGGCATGGACACAAATGGTGACGGACACGTTTCAAAAGAAGAAATGGAAATGCACCTAGAATTTAAACGCAAAGAACTAGAAGATGCAGATGCACGTAGAGATGCAATGCGCAACATGGCATGGTTTGCTCTGTTTGGCATGCTGCTGTATCCATTTGCTGTAGTGCTCGCACACCTAATCGGACTAGCAGGTGCAGGAAATATCCTAGGCGACATGGCTGCAACATACTTTGTTTCAGTGGCAGCAATTGTGATGGCATTTATTGGCGGTAACGCTTACACTGATTCGCAAAAGAAAAAGTAATCACTACTAAACTTACATAATAGTCCATGCGATAAGTAACTGTATGGACTATTATTCTATCCTAGGTGTTCCTAGAACAGCTTCTCAAGAAGATATAAAACGTGCTTATCGCAAACTAGCGATGAAACATCACCCTGACAAAGGCGGTGACGAAACACGATTTAAAGAAATAAACACAGCATACGATACACTGAGTGATTCTCAAAAACGTGCAGCGTATGACAATCCACAATCTCAATATAAATTTAATTCTGCTGATTTTAATTCAAACTTTGAAGATATATTCGGTGCTTTTTTTGGCGGCGGAATGCATCAGCAGCGTGCTCGCAGACCAAAGAATAGAGATATTCAAATTCACTACAAACTTAGCCTGTCAGATTTATTTTCCAACAAAAATATATTAGTTGCGTATAATTTGCCTAGTGGTCGCAAAGAAGAATTAGAAATTGATATTCCTCTTGGTGTTAGACATGGCACAGTAATAAGAATAGGAGAATGGGGCGATGATTCCGATAAACGTTTTCCTAGAGGAGATTTATTAATTAAGATACACGTAATTTCTCCTCCCAATTGGAAACTAGACGGCGACGATCTTTGTACTGCTGTGCAAATACCAATCTTAGATTTTGTATTAGGAACCGAAATAATAGTTGACACTCCAGAAGGAAAGAGTTTAAACTTACATGTTCCTAGAGGATCTAATCCAGGCACTACCTTTAGTATAACAGGACACGGGTTGCCCAATGTAAATACCAATCGTAGAGGAAAAATTTTAGTTAAAGTAAATGCAGTAGTTCCAAAAATTACAGATGAAACAACACTAGAACAATTAAGGAAATTAAGAGATGAAATTAATTCACAGTCCTAATCCTTGGTTAGAAAGAAAAGTAGATCCTTTTGATTTCGATACAATGGATGCTAAGGATATCGGATCAAAGATGATTGATATTATGCTACAAGAAGGTGGAATAGGATTAAGCGCAAATCAAGTAGGATTAAATGCACAAATTTTTGTAATTAAACCCTATTTTCTAGAAAATAAAACTCCATTTGCTGTTATTAATCCAACTATTGTAAGCGTCAGTGAAGATTTAGAATTAATGCCCGAAGGCTGTCTTAGTCATCCTGATTTATTCTTGGAAGTTAAACGACCTAGAAGTTTGGTGGCCAAGTACCTTGACATTTCAGCAAAAGAATGTACAATAGAATTATACGATATTGATGCAAGGTGTTTTCTTCACGAATATGATCATCTTCAAGGCATTGAATTTACTGATCGTGTAAGCAAATTAAAATTGCAAATGGCTGCAAAAAAGAGAAATAAAAGGATAAAACAACATGGTTGAACCAAGTGAAGAACTGCAATTAGTATTTGATAAAGCAATTAAAGATGCTAGAAAACTACAACACGAATATGTTACTATTGAACATCTGTTGTTTTCTATGCTTTGTTCGGAAAACTTCTATAAGCTAGTTCAGGGCTATGGAGTCGATCCGGATTATATTAAAAAGAATCTTGAACACTATTTGAAGGACAAGTGCGACGATCTTAAAATTGAAGAAACCAAGCACAAGCCTAAAAAAACACAAGCTGTAGAAAGAACTCTTAATAGAGCATTTACGCAGGTTCTGTTTGCAGGTCGTCCTGAGATTGAACTCAGTGATGTGATCCTTAGCATTTTGTCTGAAAAGAAATCTTATGCTTGCTATTATCTCGAAGAAGCAGGATTTAATAAAGAAACATTTGCAGAATATGTTAGTAGCGAACTGGAAGAACAATTCGTTGACGAAGAAATTTCAGGTGCTTCTCAGAAGGCAATTAGAGCTTTTACTTCTAACCTCAACGAAGAAGTAAAACGCAAACGCATTGATCCCGTTATTGGTAGAGAAGTCGAGCTAGAAAGCATTGCACTTGCATTGGGTCGCAGGTCTAAGAATAATGCAATCTTGGTAGGTGATCCCGGCGTAGGTAAAACTGCGATTGCAGAAGGACTTGCTTGGAAGATTGTAAACAAAGAAGTACCAACATTTTTACAAGAGTATGAAGTTTTTAACTTGGACATTGGTGCAATGTTGGCTGGTTCGAAATATCGAGGCGACTTCGAAGAAAGATTAAAACTAGTACTTAATGGCTTGCAGAAGAAAGGCAAGACCATTATGTTTATCGACGAAGCACACATGATGAGCGGCGCTGGCGCAGGTGGTAAAGAAAGTTCTAACGATCTTGCTAACATGCTAAAGCCTGCTCTTACTAAAGGCGACATTAAAGTTGTAGCATCAACTACTTGGGAAGAATATCGCAAGCATTTTGAAAAGGATCGTGCGCTGATGCGTCGATTCCAGCGTGTAACAGTAGACGAGCCCAGTCGAGAAGTTGCTGTTGATATTCTTAAAGGTATTAAGAAGTATTACGAAGATCATCACAGCGCAACTATTACAGACGAAGCTATCGAAGCTGCTGTAAAGCTAAGTGTAAAATATCAAAGCGACAAGAAGCTTCCGGACAAAGCTATTGATCTTATTGATCAGGCTTGCTCTAGATTCAAGCTTAAAGATGTAGAGGAAAGAGTTGTTGGCGTTGAAAATATTCAGTTTGAATTAGCCAAGAATGTTAATTTGCCTGAGGATAAGATTGCTGAAAAAGAAAATGATAACCTTCAGCAGCTAGAACATAATCTAAAGAAAATTGTATTTGGCCAAGATGACGCTATTGAAAAGTTGGTTGATAAGATTCTTGTAGCGCAAGCAGGTCTTAAAGACGAAAACAAGCCCGTTGGTAGTTTTGTTTTCATGGGCCCGACTGGTACAGGTAAAACTGAAACTGCAAAGCAATTAGCAAACGAACTAGGCGTTAATTTAATTCGCTTTGACATGAGCGAATATCAAGAGAAACATGCTATTGCTAAGTTGATAGGGTCTCCTCCGGGTTATGTTGGTTATGAGGACAATGCTGGTCTTCTGATTACTAAACTTCAAGAAAATCCCGGATGTGTGCTACTGCTTGATGAGATAGAAAAAGCACACCCTGATGTGTCACAGATCCTATTGCAGATTATGGATAACGGAAAGATTACAGGATCCAACGGCAAGGAAGCTGATGCTAAAAATAGTATTGTTATCCTTACTACTAACCTTGGTGCTAAGAATGCAGAAAAGAACACTATTGGATTCGGAGATACGTTTGAAAAGGAATACGAAGATACAGAGCTCAAAAAGTTCTTTAGTCCAGAATTCCGTAACCGTCTTGATGCAGTAGTAACGTTTGCTAAACTGAGCAAAGAAGTTATGATTAAGATTGTAGGCAAGTTCTTACTGGATCTTAAGAACATGGTTAAGGACAAGAACATCAAGCTAGAAATTACAGACGAAGCAATCGACTATCTGGTAGACAAAGGATTTGATTCTAAGATGGGTGCGAGACCTTTGCAACGTGTAATTGACAGTGAGATTAAACGTCCGTTGTCAAGGCAGATGTTGTTTGGTGAGCTCAAAGACGGTGGTACTGCACTAATTGATGTGGACGACGGAGCGATTGCAGTTCGACTAAAGGAATCGGCTGTTGAAAACACTTGATACAACAAAGCTTTTTTATAACTTGTATCCGTACAAACTCGTGTGCCGACTGGATTTGGCACACGAGTTTCGAGGCAATCGTTTAGGTTCTGTAAGGAGAATAATAGACAATCTTCAAAGACAGTACGACACAAAATATGATTATTTGCTTATAAACGAAAATGCCAAAAAGAAAATTAGCATATCCAGTTTCAAAGATGCGCAAATCATCTATAATTATCTAAATAAAAATAAGGACTACCGACTAAGAGTTCAGTATAAAGAACTTACTATATACGGTACAAAAAAAGATTGGCTATTAAAATTAGCAGACGATCTTTCAAATACCATTGAGTGGTGGGAACCTGGACCAAATTTAAAAGTTCTAAAGCCTGGGCATGTTTATCTTAAAAACGATAATGGACACGATTTCAGAGTCACTATCAGAGGAAGATTAGATCAATCAGCAGTGAACTGGCTATTAAACAATCAGGATAAAGTAAAACTAGGTTCGGTCTTTTTAAGAAGCTTGGAAAGAGGATCGCGATATCTAGACAACATGTACTTCTATATTAAAAACGAAAAATGTTTGTCTTTGCTAAATCTTGTAATGAGTTCTAATATACGCCGAGTTGATAAAATAATTGTGTTAGACTAAAATGCATAAATACATGTATGTCGAACAGTCAAACTATATTAGAACAAAATACACACGCTAGCGATTCAGCAGTACAACTCTTAACTGGTGAAAAGTATAGAGGCGACGGCTTCTATGGACGCAGTGACGGCCTTCATACCATTCAAATTGATCTGTCTGGGTTTATCGGTCACATAGAAATTCAAGGTACCTTAGCAGTTGAACCAGTCGATGATGACTGGTTTTCAGTAACGATGGGTACTGGTTCTCAATCAGTTGACACTACCGGGTTAATTCAAGAAGAAAATATTAATCGAATAGAATTCGATCATCCTGCTACTAAGGTTAAAAGTTACAACTTTACCGGCAATTATGTATGGGTAAGAGCTAAGATATCCAATTGGACTGACGGCGCTGTTAACAGTATTAAAATGAATCATTAAGGGTAGAGGGATGGCAAAGCAAACTATTAACTTAGGAACAGGAGAGCTAACAGGAGACGGTGAAAGTATCCGTTCAGCTTTTAGCAAGATTAACGAAAACTTTGATGAAATTTACTTTCAAAGTATTCCGTCATCACCTGCTGGACAAGTCGGAGATACACAAGGCATGTTAGCCGTAGATGAAGAATATTTGTATGTGTGTGTTGCAAACTTTGACGAAAGTACTGTGATATGGAAGCGCATACAACTTGCAGACGACACTTGGTAAATAAATAAAATAGGGTTTTAATTATGGAACATTTTGTAAGAGTTGTATTTGAAAAGCAAGAAGGTTTAAACGAAAGTTTAGACGAGTCTATCTTTCCAAATAACGAACTTCTTGAAACAGATCAAGGAGCACAGGTTTTCCATATTCCTTTGCCCAGAGCTTTATCAGAGAATGAATCAGATGAGTTTGCAGAACGCCTAGCAAACTATATGTTTGAAAGCGGCTACGATGATTTCGATATTGAAGTATCAACAGATTTAGAAGAAGACATAAACGAAATTACACTCGACGGTAATGACTTTCATGAAGAATATGGTGTCATGTGGTTTAATGAAGACGATGACTTAGACGAAGCCGAATACCAAGGGCGTAAAGTTAAGCTAGGCAAACCCATGCAGGGCGATGTCAAAAAATTTAAAGTGTATGTAAAAAATCCCAAAGGAAATGTAGTAAAAGTTAACTTTGGTGACCCGGATATGAGAATTAAAAAGTCTAATCCTGAAAGACGTAAAAGTTTTCGTGCAAGACACAACTGCGACAATCCTGGGCCAAGACACAAGGCACGTTATTGGAGTTGTAGGAAGTGGTGATATTATGAAGATAAATGAATTTATGCAGCCAGACGAAAATAAATTAGGTTACGACATCGTTGACGATGTTGTAGTTTTTATGCGCAATGATCCAGTGTTTTACAGAAAACATTATTTTCCTGCCATGGCTAAATTAGCGGACACACTTAATACCGGAAAAGAAATAAATCGCAAATCTCAAATGAATCCGTTAGTAGATTCGGGCATTAACACCTACTGTAAAAAGTTTAATCTTCCTAAAAAACCAGCTGACCTGTTTACATTAGACGACAGGTCTGCCATAATGGACAGAATTTACTCTGAAGAATTGGAAAATATTAAAAAAGGTGAATATCAATGAGGTTTAGCGAGTTTAGAGAAAGCAGACAACACAATCTCGTTCTAACAGAAGGTGCTCGCATCGAACATCTGGAAGACCTTGTGTTTAGAGAGCTTCCTCCGAGCAAAGGTGCAGCTCGTGCGCTCCAGAGCCTTATCAATCTAGAACAAGGCGGGCATCAAGACGTAACAGTTAAATGGGACGGATCGCCTGCTATTATTTTCGGACGTAACGAAGAAGGCGAATTTGTACTCACAGACAAGAGTGGCTTTACTGCTAAAGGCTATGATGGCAGAGCTAAAAGTTCTAAGGAACTTAAAAACATGTTCCTTAATCGCTCAGGCGGAAAGAACAAAGACAATCCAAGTTATGTAGAGTTTGCAAACAAAATGGCAGACATTTTTGATGAGTACGAACGTGCAACACCCAAAGACTACAGGGGCTTCTTTAAAGGCGATTTGCTGTATTTTAATACTCCGCCACTAAAAGACGGAGAGTATGTTTTTAAGCCAAACATTGTTGAATATCGTGTG